ATAATACATATTGGAAACCATGACATAAAACATCCACATTCTTCTACTTCTTTATGAGTGTTTGGAATTGGTCCAATAATGTTTATAATTCTTGCTCAGTCTAATTCTTTACAAGGTTGAAAATAGATTAATGAGCAGTTATTTTTTGCTTCAATTTTCATTAATTTTTGCTCGCCATTATTAAATCAACATAGGATACTGCTAAATTAATTGCAGTTCCAGTAAATGCACCACTTGTGTGAGTGTGCGAACCACCACCACCTGTTGTTCCGCTAGTAACAAAGTTTCCAGAAGAAGGGTTCCCTTGAGCAGTTACACCACCGCAAGCTCCATCATATCCAATTTGATGTGTATGGCTTGGCATTTGTGCAGTAGATAGTGTAGTTGCCCCACTTGTGGCTACTGTTCCACTTACAGCCTGTGAAGCAAACGCTGTAGTAAATGCAACTGAACCACCAGTACCAGCAGTTCCGCTTACTACACGCAAGGCTTTATTATCGTGTGTAGTTTGTTTTGTCCATCCAGTAGGTGCAGCAGTTTGCTGAAATAACATTAAAGTTCCAGTTGGGAAACTGCTTACAGCAGAAGAAACCCAAGTTGTTCCGTTAGATGTTAAAACATTTCCAGAGGTACTAGGAGCTACAGCTTGTAATGCAGAAGTTCCGTTACCTAAAAGAACATTATTTAATGTTAGTGTTGTTGCCCCTGTACCACCATTGCCTACTGCTACAGTTCCTGTGACATTGCTTGCTGTGCCTGTAGTGTTTTGATTTAATGTAGGAAAAGTACAATTAGTTAAAGTACCGCTAGATGGCGTACCTAATGCACCACCAACAGTTACATAAGAACCTGCTGCTTGTTTACCATTAAAAGTATTCCAATCAGTAG